TAGGCAAGAGCCCATAAACATTAAGGTTTCTATTGAGGAGGACAGAATGAGTCCAAAGAAGACCCCTGGAAAATTTCAAATGGCTGACTACTCCCAGTACAATGATAAGGAGTCCTGCGAATCGGCGGGTGGTACTTGGGACAATAATATTTGTAAAGCCCCCGGTGCGAATAGCATGGCGGATTATTCTCAACACAACGACAAGGCTTCATGCGAAGCTGCGGGCGGTGTATGGGATAACAATGTTTGCAAAGCTCCGGGAACTAATAGCATGGCGGATTATTCTCAACACAACGACCAAGCTTCCTGTGAAGCAGCAGGGGGAGTTTGGGATAATAACACCTGTAAAGCGCCAGGCGCAAGCAGGATGGCTGATTATTCTCAGTATAATGATCAGAGTTCTTGCGAAGCGGCAGGCGGAGTTTGGGACATAGGCAAGAGCCCATAAACATTAAGGTTTCTATTGAGGAGGACAGAATGAGTCCAAAGAAGACCCCTGGAAAATTTCAAATGGCTGACTACTCCCAGTATAATGATAAGGCTTCCTGTGAGGCTGCGGGCGGTGTCTGGGATAATAACACCTGTAAAGCCCCTGGTGCTGCTATGAGTGAGTTGATCGCAGCTATCAGAAAACTTCAGGAAGGAGGAGAAGCTAAGGATTACTCGCAGTATGGGGATCAATCATCCTGTGAAGCTGCGGGCGGTCATTGGTATGACGGTGCTTGTCATGCTGAACCTCAACCTGGAGTCGGTGCTAGCCGAAAGTTTAGTCAAGGAGACCAGGAAATGTATAAACAGCTTAGGGAGACCTCCTCCGCCTTGAAGACGTATCAGACGCAACTTGCGAACCTTCAGAAGGAATTGTTTTCTACTAGGGTTGAAGCAAGTAAGCAGAAGGCGGAAGCTATTTGGACTACTAATTTGAACAAGTCATCGATTGATACTCGGTTCTGGCGCAAAATTCGAGGAGCCGTGAATGCAATGGATTATGTTGATTCTGAGGGGAAGTTGGATCACGTCCGATTTGCTAAGGAAGTGAATCGAGAGATCAGTGATTGGGCTGTCATTACGGAGGTTTCTGGAACAGGTCTTAATAGAAAGACTCCAGCTAGTAATGCTCCTGTATCTGATGATCAGATTGTAGATGACCTTCTTTCTTTCGTTAATTAATTCTTTTTAAGGAGGGTATAATATGCCTACTACGACTCTTATGTATGACGGCCCCACGATTGTCCGAGGGGATCAGAATGATTACAAGAGACTGTATTTCTCCCTGCCTGAGTATGCGATGTCGGCTCCGATGTCTCTTCAGGCCGGATACGGACCTCTTCAATGGGGCACAATGCTTTCTCAGAATTTGAGTCCTAATTCTCCGAATCTTGGGAAGTTTGTGCCTTATGTTCCGGCGTCTATCAGTACGATTTACGATCCGGGTCGTGCTTTTCTTGCTGCTGATGGCACAGCGGCTCCTACGGTTGTTCTTCGGACTGTAGAGGATACTTATAAGTTTGCTGTTGGTGATCAGCTTATTGTTGCTGACGATGCTGAAACGTCTCCGGTTGATCTTGGAGATATTACTGACATTGATCGGGATACCAAAACCATTACTGTTACTAACAATGTAACCACTGCATTTACAGTGACGAATAGTTCGTATGTGATGGTTAAAAATGGCGGTACTGACGGTGTTGCGGATTGTGTCGGGTTTCTCAAGACTACCAGAGAGACCGGAACCGGTGCTACTGCTATTGGCGCTCCGGCTACCATTATCCTTGGTAATGTTGTTGTCTATACCGCCGGTCTTACTCTGTACGACAGTCAGGCTGCAACCGATCTGGGTGCGCAGGACGTTGGTCAGTTCACCCATATTCGATAAGGAGGATTAATTATGCCTAGAGGAGCCAGTGATATTCCTGAACTCAGGTTGACGACGCTGCAAAAGTTTATTGAGAAACTCGCCGCGCCGCCCAATCTACTTTTTACTAACATGTTTAAGGATACTCAGTATCCATCAAGTTCTATTAAATGGGAGAGTCAGTCCGGTAGTCGGGGAATGACTCCGTTCTCCCCTACGGATGCTCCGGCGCACGTCATTGAACCCCATGGGGTAGCCCAGCACCAGGCTGAAGCTGCTTATTGGAAGGAGAAGATGGGGTTCGGTGAGGAATGGCTGAACAACATCCGTAAGGAAGGCACTTATCAAGAGTATGTGACTGCAAAGAAGCGGCTTAGTCGTGAAATGCAGCAACTCCAAAACCGATGTATGCGTCGGAAGGAATGGATGTATGCTCAAATGATCTGCAACAATGGATTCTCATATTCGCTTCAGGGCGGGTATAAGGCATCTATTGATTACGGTATTCCCGAGGATCATCGAGTGACTCTTGGAGCTGATTATAAATGGACTACGGGTACTAGCAAAGATATTCTAGGGGATATTACGGATGCTAAACAGACCGTTAATGTAGATTGCGGTTCTTATGTTGAGTATGCCATCTGTAATTCTCAAATGATGAATGTATTGGCTCAGGACGAAACCATTCGTTCATTGCTTGCTAAGGACAAGTGGGGTGATGGTGATCTTTATAAAGGAACTCGACATCCTATTCTTGGTATCAATACGAATGCCGTTTCTAGTCTGCTCGACATCCCGAAGGTTATTATTTATGATGAGACTTATGAGGTTCGAGCTTGGCTTACTTCGAGTGTAACCGGAGGATCTACAACTTCTTTTACGGTATCGGATGCTTCTCAGTATGAAGCTGGTGACAGTATTCGATTCTACAATCCGGACAACCGGGTTTATGAGGATGCTGAGATCTCTGCTGTTGACATTGAAGCAGGTCAGATTACCCTTACTGGTACAACGACAAACTCATTTCTGCCCATGAGACATTATATCTCCGCTCGGAAGTTCTTTATTCCGGAGAATATGTTTGTCATGTTTACCACTAAGGTTGACAATCAAGACATTGCCGAGTTCGCTCAGGCACCGTTCGGATTGAACCGACAGTATGGTACTCAGGTAGATGAGAAGGAAGAGTGGGACCCGGATGCTGTTTGGATTCGAATTCAGGACAAAGGTCTCCCGATTCTTTACTTTGAAGATTCTATTTATACCATTACTGCTTGGTAAGAGGAGGTTTTATGAGCGAGATCAAAATGGTACGCCCTAGAAAGACTGTGAAGGCCGGAGTAGATGTCTTTCCTAAAGGCGTTGTGTATAAAGATCCGGTCCCTCAACCTCTTCTAAGGGAAGTCGAAGAGGGTTCTGACCTCGTTGAAGTGCTTTATGAGGAAAAGAAGTCTGTTCCTTATACAAAACCTTCCGGGGTTATGCCCAGACCTAAGACTAAACCTACTCCGAAAGTTGAGCCTGAGAAGGCAGAAACTAAAGAGGTTGAGGACAAGGAGTAGTATATGTTTGAAGATCCGATGGCAATCGTCAGAGAAATTCATACTTCTTTTAGAGGTCTTGATAACGTTCTAACATCTGAGGATTATCTCCAAGCTGTTCAGGATGCAGTTCATGAAACCGGTTGGAGTTTTCCTATAAAGGATAATGACAAATGCTATTGGATAAAAGAGAGAGCTAAACGACATATGATGAGCTATCTTATGTTGGAGGCTGCCTCTAAGTTCAACATAAAAGGAATCAATCTAGCCCAGCGTTTCGATCATTACAAAGCAGTTGTTAATGATTGTGATACCCGCTGGGCTAGTTTCCTTGAAGCTAATCCTAATCTACTCATAGATGCTCCCGCTGCTCAAACTTTATCCCATTATACTGGGTCTGGAATGTTTTATGACAAGTTAGGACGGAAACTTTCCGGATACAGAGGTTCTCTGAGGCCTTTAAATGAGTAATGGTGTTGGTTACGATGTTAAGGATGCTATAAATGAAGTTGGAAGATCCTTTAAAATACTCCGTACACCAGTGATTGAAGGGGAAAAAGTCCTGTTTGAATCTGATTATTCCCCATCATTAACTAATTTAGTGCTTAAAGTTTATTTCTATTGGGATACGGAAGTTGTTTCAGGGGATCTAATCCAAGTCAGTGACGGCACTTTTATCGTAACAGCAGTTGAACCGAATAGTTTAGAAGACGAAGTTTATCTTATTTGGGGTGAATTATACCGCTGTAACCTAACGGGAACTCTAAAAAGACAGGCTTCCGGGTCTTCTTACTACGATACTACATCATATAGACGGTCTGTAACCTGGGAAACTGTTGTTGAGACTGCCTATTGTACTCTAATAGAAGGGGCAATAGGCGGATCATTAGAGGAAATCAGACCTTTTTTTGTCTCTGATGGTGAGTTGATCCTTATTTTTCCTAAATATTACGGGATTCAGCAGGAAGATAGGCTTGAAACCTCATCTGGAGCCCGTTATAGAATCAAATATTTTGACAATCGCATCAATACAGACGCAATTATAGCGTTTTGCGAAAGGGATGTAAGGACTCCAGATGGATAATAAGCGAGCAGTAGCGTTTATATTGGG